AGAGGCTTCACTAACGTCTAAGATCACGCCTTCCTTCTCGAAAACGCTTTCAATAAGTCTTACGACTTCGCTAGTGGCACCGCGGGCTTTAATAGTTTCGAAAGCGGGATCTGAATCAACTAACATTTTCACATCCCCTTCAATCACCTTCAAGGCTTGCTGATAATCAGAGCTAGTTCTTTCAGCTTGCTGCTTCTCGTAGCCATTAAGTTTGGCCTCTAAAGCATCAATTTTAGCCTGGACGGGATCTACAGTGCTTGTAGCATTCAATGTTTGCTGCATCAATTGCTCAACTGAAACACCTGCTTCCGCGAGTACTTTAAGGGCATCGGCTTTCAGGGCATCTTTAGAGATGTATCCCGATTGCTGAGCTTTAAAGGCATCACGTTCGGCCTGCCATTCCAGCTGCTGCTTACGCAGAGCTTTCTCTTTGCGGGCCAACGCAAGGTGTTGAGGACTAAGGGCTTCTGGAGTGGCTTCAGCCGTTTTTTCCTCATTAGAAGCTGGAACTCCGGTAGGGGCTTGGGGCTGCGCCGCAGCGGGGGCGGAAGTGCCCTCAATAATTGCAGCTAGTTCTGCAGAATGCGTGGGCTGCGTGGTCATCTTGACGGTGCGGGTAGCAGCAGCGGGCGATTGGGGTGCGGGGGCGGCAATAGGAACGACTTTCATTTAAACTCCGAATGGTTAGTTGCTTCTGGTTATTGCGGGGGCGTTTGGTTTGCGCCATTAGGAACTAGTGGCGACTGGGGCGTAGGTTGTGGCAATGCCGTAGGGCTTGCAGCAGGTTGGGGCGGCGGGGGCGGCTGAGCAGCCTGCATGAGCATCTGTATCTGGTTAAAGAATTGATACAGCAACATCTCCTTGCTTTCCTCAAGCTTAGCCGGCACATACAGGTTGATGTATTGCACCACTAAAGTTGTAGCAAGGCTTAGGTCCATAAAAGTATCGGGCGGGTTGTATTTGCCTGTTTCAATGATTTGATCAAGATAGTTAAAGATGCGTTCTTCACTAGCGTTAGCCAGAGTTTCAGACTGGCCCAGATCGGGATAATCAAGGAGTCTGCGGCCTTCTTTAATGGTGATCATGCCGCTCTGAATCATCTCAGTAACTTTCTGCATGCGGCCTGCAGGGTCTCTGGGGAGCGAGCTCATGTTAAAGCATTGGATTACATACGTATCATCAAGAATCTTAGCGGCCGGTAGATCAATTTCTTTAACGCCGTTCTTATCAGGATAGACAGTAGAGTAGGCACCATCCCGCTCGCATATCTCTTTAGCTAATTCTATGATCTGGTAGGCCAAATCAATGAAGAAATTGTCATATCTACGACTAAGTGCTGCAAATCTGTCGGTATTGAGGTCGTCATATGTTCTGATAGCCTCGCCAGAGTCAAGGCCCTTAGGCTTCTCACTAGAAGCCGACATCTCGGACAGCCCTTCTTGTCGATAGCCGTAGGCGATGAGGCGGTCTCGCTCTGCATACATTTCTTCGGGCACGCATGGAGCAACTTCGTAAGACGGCTTAACTCCGGAGTATTCAATCAAAACCCCTATCTCGTTGTTTTGATGTGACTTAACAACCTTAGAGCCCTTCTCAATAAACACCCGGGGTACACCCACAAGCTTAATGGAGCGGCTAATAGTATGCAGTAGGCTATTGATCTCCATTTGAGTGCCCATAAGCGACTCAGCAACGCCCTGAGCCCAAAACCCGGCTAAGCGTTTGGTATGATGAAGGAATATAAAGGGAAAGCAGTCTTTAGTGTATTCTTCTGAGACTAACGTTCCCACGGAGCCAGCAACTGCGATTGAGTGCTTTCCGTCTTTCGCATCCGGGCTAGAAGGTAGTCTCCAGCCTTCCACCACCATGACCAGGTCGGATACTGTCTTAGAACTATCCGGACTTCCGTCTGGGGTAGCCTTAGCAGCCAGGGCAATCTGTTTTGCTTCTTTAGGAAAGTTATCCATAAGAGTGGCACGGTCCACAAGCTTAATCTGATACAGTTGTCTGGGGTTATCATACATACTCTCAGACAGATCTGTGAATAGTTCAGTCTGCAATACCCGTTCCAAACAGACTTTTTTGTCAGGCCCCTCATAGACCTTGCAAATACCAGTGCCGGTAACCAAAGCATCACGAAGTATATATTCGGCCTTCTCATATGCCTTAGTGCTATAAAATTCACCTAGAATGAAATTATTAAGCTTTTTGGCTAAGTTACGCTCTTTATAATCACTGTTATCCGTCAAGAAAACAGGGGCGGGGCGGCTTTGAGTAAGACGACTAACAAGAGTATCAGTGACACTGCTAATAAGGTTAAACGTTGGGCGGTCTGTCGGGAGTCCCTGGTACTGGCCAATACGTGACATATCAGTGCCAATAAAAGAAAACAGATTTTGATTACCATATAACCTCGCGTATACAGCTATTTGGCGCTGGCGCCAGGTTTGCTGCTCCTTAAGGAATGCTGTGGTAGAACATAGCTGTTCTGCTTCACTGACGTCATTGTCAGCTAGCCACCAGGCAGCCATAGTCACGTTCTTAGCCGTCTCGCTGGTCTTCATTCTAATTGTATTAGAACGACCGCTAATATCTACCTTTTTAATCTTCACAATTAGTCAGCTTTCGGGCCCGTTTGAATGGCGCCGCTAGAATAAAACAGCTGCTCTTCAGGACTTAGAGCATCCCACTCAACGGTCTCTTCACCAAAGGCGCTTTCGGTCTCTGACTGCTTGCGCTTATAGTTTGACACTCGCTGCTCGCCGCTGAGAGTCAACGTTAAGTTATCAACGGAACAAGCAGTTACGCCCTTCTTATTAAGCAAATCAAGGAGCTTAGATAGCTCGCTTAAGTTATCAATTTTCATAGAGGATTAACCCCTCTTGCGTTTACGGTCGCTTAGGATTTGGCCAATAAGATCATGATCGTGGTCGCTGTCGTCAGTATCGTCAGCCAGGTTCTCTTTCAGGTTAGCATCAACACTGCCGTGGCCCGAGAAGGCATCTTCTGCATCAAACACACTATCAGTGTCGCCAGCGGCTTCAGTAATCCGGCCACCTTCGGCAAAGCGAGCAGCCTTTTTAGCTGCGCGTTTGGCCATAATAGCTTCAACAATATCAGCATTTTCACTAATACCGTCACTAGGCTGCACGCCGGGACGGCCTTCACCCATACTTAGGTTAGCGCGAGCCTCTTGGGGCTCATTCTTATCGGGCTTAGTGCTTAGCATGCGGCGTTCGCCGTCTACTTCGCGGGTATCCGGAATTTGCCCGCCATTAGCGAACTTCTTACGAATGGTTTCATTGTTTTCTTTTATGTTGTCATCAGAGTCGGGGTTTTGCATCCACTGGTCGTCGTCTTGGGTGGCGCGCCGTTTGTTCATTACTTCCATTTCAGTCGGGTGACTCATTGACTCATCAACGGAATCAGGTTGCATATCCCCAGTTTTATCAAGGTCTTCTGGGGAATCGAGCAGCCCGCCTGTAGAATACTTTTTCGGCTTCTTATTACGACGCTTAGTCGCATAAGCAATAGCTAAGGCTTGTTTTTGGGGTTTTCCTGCGTCCATTTCAGTGCTCACATTCTTACTAAAAGCTTGTTTAGATTTCGATTTATCGAGAGGCATTAGACCTCTCCCTGTTCGTCAGGCATTTCGGGAGTGTACTCCTGCGCCATCTCGTGGGCAGCCTGTAGTGCATCGGCAACGGCTTTATGGTCTTTAGCGTGAACAGCCGAAATTAGGTCCTGGGCAGCGGCTAACATACCGTCACTATGAGTAGATTTTTCTTTGGGCTCGTCGGGGCGGCGCTCATTGACTATAACGTCAGCGATGGATTTCTTTTTTTCTTGCAAAAAAGGCAACATTTCGGGTAAAAACCTCTACGAAAGGCTGCTCGTCCGGTTAAAATCAGTCGAAACTTCCCCAAGGGCCATTGTTATCTTCTTTTATGCTTTGGAAATGCTCCATGGCCAGGTCAAACTGTTTAGATTGCTCAACAACTTGCCATTCTTTGGTTCCATACTTTGGCTTAACTGTGGGTTTAGTGTAATTCCAGGCTGGCGATACCTTAAAGGCATATAGTACAGAGTCAATGATATCTGAGTGGGGCGTTTTCTTGATTACAACCTTGTTAGGCGTTGTCCGCTCCCAGTCAATTTGAACAAGGTAGCTGTCCTTAGCAAAGCGGCTAGCGGACTTGGCCATAAAGCGCCCGGTGCGCAGGGCGTCATTAAGAAGCTCAACATTCTCTTGTTTCCTAACTTTATCAGCATCTTGGACAGGGATTAGGTATTGCCTACGCAGCTCCTCTGCTAGCTTCTTACCCAAGCCACCAGCATCAATGACCATATTAGAAATACCGTACTTCTTATCTAAGGCCTTGATTTGATCTGCTAACTCAGTTAGTCCCTGCTTAGCAGTAATTAGCTCCTCTACCAAATAAACAGTAGGAGTACTATCACTCCAGGCCAGGACAGCCAGTGCATCGGCATCCCGATACCCAATATCGATACCCAGTATATAAGTCCAATTAAAATCAGGCAGCTGCTGATAGTGGTTAAGTTTTTCATTGTATCGTATCCAAAGTGATTCGGTGTCAAGAACCCATTCATTGCGCCACTCACGGCGCAGTGTGGGGTTGTCATCTAGCCATTCCCGTTTTTCCTTCATATCGGCAATAAAGCCCATAGGGTCGGGCATATAGGGGTTATCAAGGATGGTCCAGGAGTGGTATGAATACCCGTACTTCCTATTTTGGGTTACATCAAAGAAGTACCCGGCGGGCACTGGTCCGGGTGTCCCTGTAAGAGCAAGCCACCCGTCGGCATAGTCCGCAATAGAGGGTGTAAGGATATCATCAATAAGCCCCTGCAGGTGGGTTCCAAAGTCTTGGGCCTCGTCTACGCCGATTCCTGGGTACTTGCGGCCCCGTAAGCGCTTAACGAAGTTCTTCATATCGGCGCCCAGAAGTTTTAGTTGTGAGCCATTTGGGTCTTTCACGGTTAGCTTAGATTCTAAGAACTCCCAACCTAACCCAAACTTATCATTAATCTCTTGTAGTACTGGCCACATAATTTCACGGGCTGACTCTCTAGTCATAGCCAGATACAGGCAGGTAGAGCCGGGATACTTGTCCATTGTCTGCTTAAACTTAATGGCCAGCCCGTTAGTCTTACCGGCCCGCCGGGAGCACTGAACGGCTATATAGCGTGCAGGGTCGTTAATGAACTCATTTTGAGGCTTAAAATTGGGATCGAGAACAATCGGCTTAACAGTTGAGACCTTAGCCCGGCGCTCCCGCTCCCGCTCGATACTACTCCGATTTAGTATTGCCATCGATTAATGCCTTTAATTGCTCATCAGTTAACTTGCTTAGGTCTTCTTCTTGGTCAGCTTTAAGGTCAGATAGCAGTCTAACGTAGGCTACTAGGTCCCTCGCAGACGCCGGCCCAAGCTTACCCTTAGTCGCTTCGAGGGTAATGGCTTGCAAGTCAGACCGCAGCACTTTAGTGGCTTTAACCAGCAGGGATTCCAGAGTGAACTCTTCGGCTGGGTCTTGGGACTTCTGGCCAGAAAAATACCGCGTGACCATAATTACTTGCTAAAATCTACGAAGTACTGAGCTTCGGGATCGAATACAATAGACTGGAAGTTAGACACAGGTAACAGAAATTTAAAGCCCTTATAGTGAATATAAACGCCCTCACTAGAGTATTGCATCTCCATATTCTTATAGTTTTTAGAATCGAGGGTTTTCTTGAGCTCCCCCGGGCCCGGTACCCAGATGGTGCTATGCATTTGTGCAGCTATTACTTTGATCATTGTGAGGTCTCCTGTTTTAGGGTTAGTTTACGTATTTCAGTATTTAGAAGGTGCTCAACACCCGTATTGCGCCATGCCTTCTTTATGTACACATAGGGCGTGGGGGACACTATAGCATACCCAAGTATAATATCTAGGTCCGATGCCAGAGTGGCCACAAGTGTGGGGTAAGAAT